CGTATGATGGTAAGGTATGGAAGTACATTCCTAAGAATACCGGCAGGAACATCCTATTCTGGAACGTAGGATCAGAACCAGTTCTGAATGATCCTACCATTTACGATCGCGTAAATAGTTACCGTGATTGGCCAAAAAATGATGTACATTATGCCGCCCTTGATGTATAGTGAATAATATGAGAACGCTCGTCACCTCCCCATTCACCCATGTCTCCTCCAACATCCATTCGCATCGTGCTGCTCAGGCGGCGATCTATGCGAACCAGTTGGAGGAGGTTGGATACGATGTGCACCTAGATCGTACCGGTGACATTCATCCTGACATCAATTCCTTTGGTGAGATCTGCGTCTACCACGGCAATGACTGGGGTGGATCTCTCAACCTATTCGGTGGCATGAAGAACTATGGTGGTATCGACAACCTGATCCGATACTCACAGTTCAAGGGCAGGGTATATTCTCTGTGGATCGATCATCCTAAGTACTCAGAGATGCTTCAGCCACGTATGAAGGGCGAGATCCATCCTGACTGGGTAAAGGTTGACTGGGAAAATCTAAAGCGTATCGAGAATACAGCCATAACTATCAAGAATATTACACATACGGGCAATGTGGTCGCCGGCGATAGTCATGCTATCTGCATGTATCGACCAGGTTGGCATGTCAACTCGGTTCCATTTAAGACGCTACACGGTGCACTTAGTCAAGGACTAAATACCTTTATCCAGCCCGATAGTAAGGTTGCTGAGTTCTACTTCGGTAACATCGATCTGCGTCACCACCTGATGCGTCAGACTCATCCCGAAGAAGCAACAAGGGCTCTCGCACGCAAATATTATAACCAGTTGTTCAACCTTGATATTGATAAAGTATATGCATATGAACTACTTCCTGTCGAGAATGAGTCTCGTGCACTTCCTAAGACTGGTTACTACAAGGGTACTCCGTTCTTTGGTGACTGGGCAAGTCGTGAGACAGTTCGTCTGATCTTCAAGAATGAGATGAAGACACAGTGCACGTCTAGTCATGTTAACTTCATTGAGTGGACTGACTATCTAAAGAATGACAATGGTGAACTTGACTTTGCTCACATGGAGAAACCCAAGTCAGTCCATCTTTCACGAGCATCATATCCACATTGGCAAGGAAGGAAATGGTCTGGATTACCTGAAACTAAACCCATAACTATAGAGGACTTTTTTATATAATGAAAAATATTTTAATTCCATCTGGCATTTTAAATCAGCAGCCCTATAATATCGAGTATAAATATAACGAAGGCGAATCAATCAAAGAGATTCAGTCTTACATCGATGCTACCTATGGTCAGCACTATTCCCAAAACAAATATCAAGCAACAGAATTCATCATTGATGCAGGTCATGGAACCGGCTTCAATATTGGGAATATGATGAAATACACCCAACGCTATGGTCGTAAGGGTGATCCAGCAGAATGGCGTAAGGACCTCATGAAGGTTATTCATTACGCCATTATCCAACTCAACGTTCATGATAATGAAAACAAGGATTAATTATGGGAATTGAAATCAACGTACCAATTGAGAAGCTTCGTGAACGAAAGCTTTTCATCGCTGCACCTATGTATGGTGGTCAGTGCCAGGGCATGTTTGCCCGCTCGATCGCCGATCTCTCGGCTCTCTGCACCCACTATGGAATTCAGGTTCGATTCTACTTTCTGTTCAATGAGTCGCTGATTACTCGTGCACGTAACTACTGTGCTGATGAGTTTATGCGTTCGGGTGATACCCATCTGATGTTCATCGACTCTGACATTGGTTTCAACGCCAATGATGTTATCGCTCTGATGGCTCTACAGTCAGAGAATCCTGATGATGATAACTACGATATCATTGCAGGTCCTTATCCCAAGAAGTGCATCAGTTGGGAAAAGATCAAAATGGCAGTTGATAAGGGATTTGCAGACGAAGATCCTAACACTCTTGAAAAGTATGTAGGTGACTACGTCTTCAACCCAGCCGGTGATCGTGCTGAAATTCCACTTGGTGAACCGGTTGAAGTTCTCGAAGCTGGTACCGGGTTCATGATGATCCGTCGTAACACCTTCGAGAAGTTCCAGGATGCGTATCCCCAGCAACTGTACAAGCCTGACCATGTTCGTACCGAACATTTTGACGGTAGTCGCTATATCATGGCATTCTTTGATACTCCAATTGATGCAAAGCGTGCGCAACTTGTACCTGAACTCAAGGCGTTCATCGAAAATAAGCCAGATGCAACAAGCCAAGAGCTGATTGAGTTCATTCAGGACTCGAAGAGTACTGCTCGTGATCGTCCAGAATACTCAGAACGTTATCTGTCTGAAGACTACATGTTCTGTCAGTGGGTACGTAATGCTGGTATGAAGGTGTGGTTGTGCCCATGGATGCAGTTGCAACACGTTGGCATGTATGTCTTCGGTGGTTCATTGGTTGATCTTGCTCAGATTGGTGCATCTGCAACTGCTGATGTTGGTCAGTTGAAGAAGGGTGGTCAAGCGTCACCTCCACAGAAGTCAATCAAGGATATGTCACAGCTTGATAAACTAAGCAAGAGAAAGTAATATATGAGTACCGCATATTATAAATCACAGCTTGGTGAGATTGAGATCCAAATGACGGAGGCTGAACCATCTTATATCATGGGTCTTCTTCCAGAGAATGGAACAATGGTTGAGTGGGGTTGCGGTGGTTCTACACTTTATTTCTTGGATAATCTTAAGGATGGCCAATATCTAATTTCTGTTGAGCATAATAAGCAATGGTATGATAAGATCAGTGACAGGATTAAAGAACATCCTAACATTGAACGTCATATCTTCCTTTATATCCCTTCGGAAGTCACCAACACATACTACGCACGTCCTGAGGAGGATATGGGATGTGGTCTGGCAGAATACATCTGTCCTAGTATGGATATCATCAAGACAGCTGACGTGTTCTTGGTTGATGGTATCGGTCGTGGTCCTACTGCAGCTTTCCTATCAAAGAAAGCTAAGCAGGATGCGCATGTGATTATTCATGACTATCAGGGTCGTGAAACGTGGTATGGTTGGGCATCAAACTGTTTTGATTATCAGGTATCTCCTGCTGATATGACCTTATGTCATATGTCCAATACACCAATCAACTAAAATAGTGATGTACACTTATCCGCAGTCATGTTATACTGGTAAATGACTGCGGATAAGTCCCTTTCAACATGGAGAATATATTATGAAGCTTAACTCAAATACCACACAAATCCTCAAGAACTTCTCGTCTATCAATCAGAACATTATGATCAAGCAGGGTAATCAGGTTCGTACCATCTCGCCTACGAAGTCTGTCCTTGCTCGCGCATTCCTCACACAAGAATTTGATGCAACCTTTGCCATCTATGACCTCAGTCGCTTCCTCGGTACTGTCTCGCTGTTCAATGAACCTGAGCTTACTCTGAAGGAAACTTATGTTGAGATTGCTGAGGGTAATAACAAGTTCAAGTATGCATTCAGTGACCAGTCGCTGATCATGGTTGCACCTGACCGTGATATTGAACTGCCAAATCCTGAAGTTCGTTTCCAGCTCACTGAGGATGCTCTGGGTCGTGTCATGAAGGCATTGAGTGTATCACAGCTTCCTGATATCGCTGTCACTGGTATCGAAGGTCGTATCCTCCTACAGGCTGTGGATACCAAGGGTGCAACGAATGACTCGTTCAGTGTAGAGGTCGGTGAGACCGATGCAAACTTCCGTATGGTATTCCGTTCGGATAATATCAAGTTGATCCCAGGTAAGTATGACGTATCCATCTCGTCAAAGGGTCTCAGCCACTTCAAGGGCGAGACTGTAGAATACTGGATCGCAGTGGAGAGTAACTCTAAGTACGACGGTTAATTTTTGATTTGTGATGGAGATATATTATGCTTGAAGAATTTTTGTGGACAGAGAAGTATCGTCCCAAGACTATTGCCGATACTATCCTGCCTACTCATCTGAAGACTGTATTCCAACAGTTCATCGATCAGAAGAATATCCCTAACCTCATCCTATCTGGGTCAGCTGGTGTCGGTAAGACAACGGTTGCTCGAGCTATGTGTGAGGAACTGGGTTGTGACTATATCGTTATTAACGGTTCTATGAACGGTGGTATCGATACTCTACGCAACGACATTTCTCGTTTTGCTTCCTCCATCTCACTATCTGGTGGACGCAAGTATGTCATCCTAGATGAGGCTGACTATCTCAACGCACAGTCTACCCAACCGGCTCTTCGTAACTTTATGGAAGAGTTCTCGGCTAACTGTGGCTTCATCCTGACCTGCAACTTCAAGGATCGTATCATCGAGCCGTTGCAGTCACGTTGCTCCGTCATCAACTTCAAGATCTCTAAGGCAGAGATGGCTACCCTCGCATCTCAGTTCATGAAGCGTGTGGTTGTCATCCTTGAGAAGGAGAACGTGCCGTTCGAGAAGGCGGCGGTTGCTCAGGTTCTGAGTAAACACTTCCCCGACTGGCGTCGCGTTCTCAATGAACTCCAGCAGTACTCTGCTACTGGTAACATTGACTCTGGTATCCTGTCAAACTTCTCAGACTCTGCACTCACCAAGCTTATCACGTACCTGAAGGACCGTAACTTCAGTGGCATGCGCAAGTGGGTTGCAGAGTCTGACATGGATACTACAGAGTTCTTCCGTGCCTTCTTTGACAAGGCGGAGGACTATATCAAGGCTAACTCAATCCCCGTCTTGGTTCTCCACCTTGCAAAGTATCAATATCAGAATGCATTTGCAGCTGATCCTGAGATTAATCTGACTGCCTGTCTCACCGAAGTCATGGCGGACTGCGAGTTCTTGTGACCTGGTTCAACAAGAACAAGACATGCGCCGTGTGTGAAGATAAGTATCCCAAGAGTGTGCCATTCCACGAGATGCGGGTAAATACTGATAGTGGTGTGGTCTCTCTTGAGATATGTGAGAAATGTGCAGACTTCTTTGACAAGTCTGCCGAAGTGATTATGAAGGGCAGACAGAAAGATGAACCCATTTGATTTTGTAGCATCGATCAATTCCACTAAAAAGAACCTAATGAAAGGTACGGAGAACGATAAGCTAGCAGAGAAGACTTACAACGCATTCATTACTAACAAAGCACTATCCTACTTTGCTGACACCATTCAGCTCGCCAACATGATGAACGTTCATCATGGACTGGACAACAAGTTGCAATATTCCTTTCTAATAAATATTGTACGGCCCAGTAAACGATATTCGAAATGGGTAAAGAAAGATAAGGATAGTGATTTAGAGCTAGTAATGTCCTACTACGGCTATAACCGTCAAAAGGCCAAAGCCGCAATTAAGTTGCTTTCCCCAGATCAAATGAAAACAATAAAAAACAAGCTTGATAAGGGTGGAGTCAAAAATGAACGTAGTCGATAGTTTAATCGAGGTAAGACTCGGCGAGGAAGACGATTTCCTGAAGGTTCGTGAGACGCTGACACGTATCGGTGTTGCATCACGCAAGGACAAGACTCTGTACCAATCATGCCATATCCTGCACAAGCAGGGAAAGTATTACATCGTTCACTTCAAGGAACTCTTTGCTCTTGACGGTAAGCCATCTAACTTCTCTGAGGAGGATATGGGCCGTAGGAACGTAATCACGAATCTTCTGGTAGATTGGGGTCTGATCAAGTTGGCTGAGGATGGTAGCACAGCATCTCCGCTGACTCCACTGAACCAGATCAAGATCCTTCCCTTCAAGGAGAAGGATGAGTGGAACCTGGTGACAAAGTACAGCATAGGTCGTAAAAAGTAATCCATCTACATTTTCAAAACTAAATGCGCTCGGTTGATTCTGGGCGCATTTTTGTATGTACAATATTATGAAAAGAGTGTAGGATGAATCTATGATGATGAAAGGAACAAATATGATCACTAACCTCTGTGGTGGTTCGTTCGAACTGCGTACCGGCCGTCCTTGGACTCATGGTATCAGCCCCTTCCGTGAGCGTGAGATTCTTAAGCTTCATTGGGAAAAGGTTGGTCCATGTCATGGCCGATACTTCTTCGAGATCGACGGCGTGCAGTACTCTGCCAAGAAGATCTCGCCTCGTATCGAAGGTATTCAGATGCACGGCTAAAATAGTTGTGTACAATATTCCAAAACTGTGTATAATGGATATATCAACCAATGAGAAGGTATTCAAAATGTTCTTGACCCTTGCTGATATCGATGCCATGTTCCCTGAAACCAAGGATGGTTCGTTGTACTCTGATCTGTACAAGGATGTATATGGTAGCCGCCCACGTTACGTCACGTTCGTGTCAATGCAGGAGTTTGACGAAGACTTTGCCTACCTAAACACGCAGGCCGAACGCCAGATCTCGGAACAGAAGGTCGAGCAGCATTATAACTTTGAGGCTTTCATTGCTCGGGTCGACGAGACGATGAAACTTGTCGAAGGTTCTACTCGTACGCGTGCTATCGAGATCATTGCAGATGCTGAAGGCCTTAGTGCCGATGAGCTCAGCTTCTATGGATATGAGGTACTCGAGTATGAGCTCGGTATCAAGTTTGGTTCGATCAAACAGTGGTTGACGGAGGAAGCAAAATAGTTGTGTACATATTATCAAAGTTATGGTAGTATGAATAATAAGCTAAGGAGATACAACATGACTGACTTGGAGAAACTGAAAGCCGACTACGACGCCGCCCGCGTCCGCTATTACGCCGCAGCTGTCGCCTATTGCGCCGCCTACGACGCCGCCGCCCGCGACGCCGCAGATGCAGCCATGACCGACGACTTGCGCGAGGCGGTGGCGCGGGCTTTGGCTAAGGCTGACAATGTGAATGGCGTTGGCTGGGTCATCTACTTGCCAAAAGCCGACGCCGCCCTAACCGTCGCGCGCTCGATCACCTTCGACGCTGCTAACGACGCCTACCGCGACGCTCTCGCAGCGCAAGAGAAGGAAACTGAACAATGACTAAACTCGAACTATTGAAACTCGCCGCGATGCTTTGCTTTTCGCTGCTGCTTTTTGCGGCGCTGGTTATGAGCATCCTTGCCGACTTAGGCTTTCGTTGGGGGCCGGGAGCATGACAATCGCTTTCGACATCAAGAACCGCTTCACCGGCGCAGCGCAAGAGAAGGAGACTGACCTATGACTGACGAAATCCAGAGACTGAAGGCCGAACTCGAAGCGGCCCACGCCGACCGAAACGCAGCCCGGCTCGCCGCCGTAGATGCCGCTTACGCCGCATGGGAAGCCGCCGCAAACTCCGCCAGCACCGCCCACGCCGCTTACGACGCCGCCATTGCCGCCTACCTCGCCGCCATTGCAGCGCAAGATAAGGAAGATAAAAATGTTTGAAGTTCAGTTATTCGACGACGTTGATGTGAGATATCCTTTGTTTGCGACCCCTGTTTTAGCAGAGGCTCAGTTCTTCTACGATCAGTACCGCCGCGACAATCCAGATGTTAGCATTCGTCTCATCGAGGTTCTGCGAAAGCGCTAAAATACTTGTGTACAATTATGCCAATCCATGTTATATTGGCATATATAATAGTACAACCGTGGAGATTGTTATGCAGATAGAAATATTTTCGTTGCCGACTATGAATGACGGCGTGAGTGCTGTTGAGCAGACGTTCTGCCAGATCTATACCAAGTATCGTAACGGTGAGACGCTGGATCCTGAAGTCCTTGACTGGATGGACTCGGCTAACACCTGGTTAATGGAGTCGAAGTAATGTCTGATGAATTTGCCGGTTTTGTGTTGGACCGAGAAGATGTTGCGTTGGTCAAGCGATCACTCCACTGTTATCGGGACATGCTCACTCGTATAGAAGAAAGCGAGCGGATAATTTCACCTGAGCTTGCTCGTGTTGTAGAGATGCAGCATCGCCTAGGTACTACTTGATAGATTTAACGGTGCCATAGCTCAGCTGGATAGAGCAAAAGCCTTCTAAGCTTTAGGTCGTAGGTTCAAGTCCTACTGGCATCACCATTTTTGAGGTATATTAATATGACTTGGTTTATTTTTGGGTTGTTTCTTTTGGCATTCAACATCTGGTTTGCTGTGAGAGATATACAGAATGGCGCAACCGTCAAGGCTGGACTTACATGGTTTGTTATTGCCGGGTTGTCCTTTGACCTGCTCGTGATTGAGCTTCCTAAACTCCTGTAGCTTAAAGGTGAAGCCGACCGCTCATAACGGTCTGAGTGTGGGTTCGAGTCCTACCGGGAGTACCATTTTTTTTATTTGGAGATTTATATGTTTTCGTTTTTTCAATCAGCACCTCATGGTGTCAAGGTCCGTGTCATTGGCGATGATAAGTCCGGTTACGATGCGCAGTGTGCTATTTGTTGCAGTCGCGTTA